ATCCACTCTGTGAGTTATTAATGCTTCCCTCTGGTAAGTTGATTTTAACTTCTTCTGTATCACTTGCGGATGTTGCAGCTACTCCGAGATACTTAGTAGCATCAAAGTTGTTAGTGGTTGTTGATTTGGTAAATGAGTAAGTTGGGTTAACAACATAATACTCAATGTCATCATTTGTGTAATCACCAAAGTAAGCAACAGACTTATCATTAACATCATTACTTACTACGCCAGAATAAAATAAAGAAGCTCCTGCTGAGTCTTTGTTTTCACTGCCTACTGTTAATGTTTCACCATCTGTTGTTGTGCAAAATCTGTTACATTGTTTGTAGCTATCATCACTATCAGCATATACCGCAATATAATTTCCTGTGTAATCTGAGTAGTCTGCCACCTTGCCAAAAGATTCAACATAGCAATTATCTGGTGAAATATTGCCATCACTATAATTGCTTACAGTTATGGTTGTTCCGCTAATAGCTAAACTTGCATAAGAATATTTATTATCAGTTGTGTAAATTTTACCAAATAAAATAGCTTTATTTGTATAGTTTGGATTATAAAGCGGTGTGCAGAAACCACCATAATTTCCTGAATTTACAACAACTGTTGTTCCAAAGGTAACAGTATCACCGCTAACTTCTAACACCATCACATTTGGATAATATACACTATCATCTCTAAAATAAACTACTAGCTTTCCATTTAATATATCACAACCTTGATAATAAGTACCGCCTGTGCTTGTGTTAGCATTTTCTGTTCCTGCTGTTAAAGTTGTGCCTGACGCAGTTATAACTATTGCTGTTGTTTTATTTGATAAAGAGTCATTCGCTCCATGACATATAAAGACATTGTTTTTACTATTGCTGTCATAAACTTGAGTATAAGCTTGATCCACTCCACCACTTGTCCAAGGTGAAGCTAGTAATTCAATCTCTGATCCTGCTGTAGCAGTTGTTCCAGAATAGGAAACTGCTGTTGCTAAATGCTTGTGTGTTGTTTGATTTGCATAAGTAACAATAAAGACATCTTGCTCTGGGTTGTATTTAACAATTTGCGTTAGTGAATTAAAACTTGCTAATGTTATTGGTGTTCCCCAAGTGATAGTTTCTCCTGACCTTGTTCCTAATACAAAGTTCGTCTGTCCTGCTGTTTCTCGATATGCAAAACCATAAGTTGTTCCATCAGAAGCAACATCCATTGACCATTTATCATTAACAACATCATCTATTTTACTAATACTGCCTTGACTGTATGTTCCAGAGTTAGTGTTACTTGTTGTTGTTGATTTAATTTGTTCAGCTTTGCCTGCGGAAGTAAACTGACATGGCTTGCCTGCAGCTATTACTCCATCTGCTGTATAGGTCTTAGCTAAACCTTGATCGCTAAAAGTTGCTCGTTCAGCCGGGTAAGTCGTAAAAACTGTTGATGTTCCTGCTAATGTTATTGCTGCTCCAGCATTAGAGCTTTCAAGAATAGTGCCTCTAGTAAGGGTTGATGCACTATGATTATAAGTGCCAATACCTACTTCATAGTCCGAAAGGCCTGATGTAATTGTATAATAAGTTTGGTTGCCATCACCAATAACGGAAAAAGATTGAAAACCAGTTTCTGCCGAACCAAGAGTAATTGTTCCAGTACCAGTGGTAGTGGTGGTAACTTTTACTCTATCTTTAACAACTATTGCCATTTACATACCCGTTCAATTATTTTTTAAATTTTAAACTAAAGTATAAAATTTAAGCTATTCTAATAATAGCACTTCCAGCAGCAGCAGCTGGGAATTGAATCGTAAAATCTCCAGCAGAACTTGATTTATTCTCACCAAAAGCTAGAACACATACAGCATTATTTCCTGAAAGACTGTAGTTGTAAATTAATGCGCCGTTAGCAGTAATAGTGCTAGCAGACCATGTTACATCTGAAAAGTCTGTTAAAGCTGTTGTTCCATCTAGTGAAGGCGTTACATTAGTAAGAGCCTGACCACCAGCTGAATAAGCTGTTCCAGTTGCCTCATCGGATGATGAGTATGCGGCCGTACTAGCTCCCATAGTAGCAGCATCAGTATACAGAGCCACATAATATGTGTTCCCGGTACCCGTACTAGTTGTAGTTCCGCCACCACTTCCGTTGGTAAAGTTGTGAAGACCTTGTAATAATTCCTGTTTAAAGGAACTACACATTGCTTGAGTTATTGCCATTACATTCTCCTTATTGTTTCAGCTAATATCTTATTTCCTTCTTTTTCAAGAAGATTTATCACATTAGTGCGATCACTTTGAACCGCTTTAGTCATATATATTACTAATACATGAAAAAGCTTTTCTTTGTAAGCATTAATTTGCTCTTTAACACCATCAGGCGCATCGCCACTAACATAAATTATTCTATCCATAGCTAATTTAGCTACTTCTTCTGGAGTCATTCCTCTGTTTTGCGTTGTTATAACATTAACATCTCCAGTATTCATTTTTACTTCTGCTGTAAACATAGTCATTTTAAGTCACCTTTTGTCTTACTATTGTTGAACGGTATTCATCTGTACGGTTACGTCCCTCTCCAAGATTTTTTAACCTAGACAGCGCTTCCATATAGCGATCATTATATAGTTTTATTAAATCCGGCTCACCTTTTAAAAATGTGTAAGCCTCAACTAATGATCCATATAATAATGCGTTTTGAGCATTAGTACCAAACCAAGATGTTCCATCTGTAGATGTAGTTATGGAAACAGGCTTGTAATAATAATGCAATTCTACTTCATATGATTGATCTGGGGTGGGCGAAAGTATGAAAGTATTTTCATCCCATAAAGAATAATATTTAGGCATTCCTCGTGTGGTATCAGGATCGGGATCAAATGTTTGTAAAAAATTAACATCTTTGTTTAAAAGAAAATAATGTGTTCCACTAGAAATAATACTTAAACTATAGGTAGATAAAAAATCATCAGGACTAGAAAGATATTTATTGTTAGCTGTTGTATTACCCGTAGAATTTTTTCTATCTAATGGTAAATCTGATTCGCTAAATATTCTTTGTTCCGCATTTTGTATAAAATTATCTAAATTAGCAACAAAGGTTGTTCCTGAATCTTCTACAAAATCTTGTATAGCTGTTTTTAATGTTGTGTATGTGTATGCCATTATACTACCACCGTTATACTACCTAATTGTCCATTTAAAGAATTAGTTCTAAAAGCATGACCAATTAAATCTTCTTTTGAATTAACAAATCCAGGATTTTCTGTTCTTACCACACCTTCACCAGCCTCTACATCAATACTAGGTCTTGGCTCGTATAATGCTTGGGGATCTACAGTATTAGTAGGTATCTCTAGTTGTGGTTGTTTTGGATCATAACATTCAGGACATGCTTTCCAATCATTCCATTGTTTTTTTAATTGATGTAATTTATATCTTTGACCACAAATGTCACAAATAGCAATTGCAAATTTTCCAAGAGCGTAATTCATTATCTTATCATAAAGCTCCTCATGTCTGGAGCTACTCTAAAGGATGAACGAGGTTCATCTTGATCAATAGCTCTTCGCATATCATCTTCATATGCAGCTTTTAATAATTCTGTTCGTTCAGGCGCTTTTTTAACAGAAAGCATATAAGCTAACCCACTTGCTAAACATGGATAAAACCTAAAAGGCATTTGTAAAGTATTAGTTGCCGCATCAGCGTCATCCATTCTTACTAATCTATTATAAACTATTTTATCTGTACTATTATCTGGAGTAGGCCATAAATATATTTTAGGATCAATTTGTTTATCTACAAAATATTGAGTTGGTCTAGCTTTATTAGATTTATCAGGAATATTTAAAAATTCTGCACGGCTTACCATTCCTAAAGACATATCTGTGTCAGTTCCATTTTGATTTCGTCTTAAAACAGCATCTAATACATCAATCGTATCTGATCCGGGAGAAATATAATTTACCCCTTCAGTTACAGTAGTAATAGTTTGTTGAATAGTCCATTGATTTAGACCTCGGTTAGCCCAATCAGCCAAAAGTAAATTCATAGATCTTTTAGCTGTTTCTAAATCATAACCTGTTCGTAACTCTAAACCACATCTTTCATAAGCTTCCTCAATGTAGTCAGTTACATTTAATTCAAAATTTTTAGAATTACTTAATGTCATTAACTATACCTTGTTGCCTTTCTTCTATTAGACATGATTTTACCACATCCTTTATTTTTTTTCACTCGTACTGGTCCACCTTTACTATAAAAAGACCTTTTCGTTAAAGTACCAAACTGAGAACGACCACTAGCCACTTTCAATAATCCTATCAATTTTAGATTCTATTTTATCAAACCTTCTTAGAACTTGGTCTAAGCTATCTTGATAATCTTCTTTAGAAACATATTCTTTAGCTACTTCTACTTTAAAATCATTTATATCTTGCTGTGCTTTATTCATCCGAACAAATAAATTAGCAATAGCATAAGTGCCAGGAGCAATTAAGATGGTTAAACCAACATTCCATAGTAAGTCCATTTCCATCTTAACTCCTTATTACGTGTAGTATATTTGAGCGTTATCAATATTCGCATCCGTAGTAACTCGCAGTCCATCTTTTAAACGAACTCCCATGTCACCTGGAATATAAACAGAATCATTGTTATTAGCGGCAACAGAATATGTTGTCTGTGTTGTCCAAGATCCACTTACTTGTGTTTGAATATTAACTGTACCTTCTCCTCCAGCGCCCGCAGAAAAATCAATCCCTTTAAAATATGCAATTGTACTTGCATAATTTACAGCAGGGTTTGCAGACTGTGGATTAATGATAGTTTCAGTAGCACTAGCTCCTAAATTTGCGACACTAACTGGTCCAGCCATTTAAACCTCCTATGATAAATTATTGTTCTGAGCGTATAGAACTGTAACAGTAGCAACACCGGCTGTTCCGTCTCCAGTTGCTCCAGTAAAGTCAGCAAGAACCTCTAAATCAGTTGTTCCAACATTAGTAGCTTCAGTATCTAAAGTTCCATGTGTTGTTCCCACTGCTTTAGTGTTTATACCGTTTAAAAAAGCATCTGCTGCAGTTCCTACAGAAATAGTAGCAGCTCCAGTATCATCACCAGCTGTTGTTACGTTTAAAATAACATCAATAATCTGTGAATTAGCAGGTATAACTGCCATTCTTTGATTAAGTTGACTTGCACCAGTAATATCAGGAACTCCTGATTGGTTCATAGTTACATAACCTACATTAGCAACATTTGTACCAACAGTAGTGCCTGTTGTTGCATCGATTGTACCAGCCTTAACTGGTCCACTAAAAGTTGATTTACCCATTGTTTTTCTCCTTGTCAGTTGAGTAGCCTGTCGAACACCATGTTCGTCAAAGATTCCTCATAATATAAAGATTTTGGGGAGAATGCAATAGACAAAAAAAAGGGTAGACATAATCTACCCTTTTCTCAGAAATTTAAAAAAGACTAAGCGCCTTTTGAACCATAAATTCCTCTAGGATCAGACCATCCAAAGCTGTATCTTTCTCTAGCTTTGTATCTCATGTTTCCTGTGTTGAAGTCACCTTCCATTGCTGTTCTTAATGGGCTTCTTTCAAAGTGTTTCAGACCATTAGGAGCATCGGTTAATACAAACCATGCATCCGGATCAGTTAAGAAGTGATTTACTACATATCCTTCAGGAACAGCACTTGTGTTTCTGATAGCGTTAATGTCGTTATCAGCAGTACCTACTCTAAGAGTAGATTCAAGTATTCTGTCAGCAACAAATCTTAGTTGTGACGGAACAACAAGTTTTCTTCCGTTAAGGGCAACGATTAAATTTCTTTCGTCTACAAAATTACTAATATCAATTAGTGCATTTTCTAGAGAAGCTTCATTTAAATCGGCATCTGTAGTAGGTTCGTTAGCAAATGTTCCTCCATATGCTAGTGGGTGTGCAGTTGAGAAAAGCTCAACCCCGTCACCACCAGTGAAGTTATTGTTAAAACCATTGTTTAGAACATTGGCTGCCTTAACCTGTTTAGTGTGATTCATTGACCTAGCTAATGCTTTAGTATAGCGAGTTGCTAGACGATCATACAAGTTATCTTCAACAGCTTCTTCCGTTAGAGCAAATGCAAGAGCAATTGTCTCATGTGTATAACGAGAAGTGTAAGCTTCTGAAGCTGAGTCGTATTGTACGCCTGCACCTTCTGCTTTTTCCGCAGCATTACCAAATCCAACGAGCATTACTTCTTCTTCAAATGCTCTGTCAGAAGATTCTGTTTCAAAAATCTCTCGGGATTCGTCGCCATATTTAGCATATTCAAGTCCAAATAAAGCGTTGAGGCCAGGTTCTAGTTCTTTTGCGAGTTGTGCGCGTGATATAGCCATGTTAACCTCCTATGCTAGACCGTCAGTGCCACCAGAAAACACTGAATTGTTAATAGTAACGACCACGTTGGTGTTAGCAGACGCTGTGTCACTGTTATCTGGATCCTCAGAAATGCCAATGGCTTTCAAAGGAAGAGTAGCAGTGGTATTGCCTGTCGTGACGTCAAGTTCTACGTGTGAAATACCAGAGTTAACATCTCCAACTGGTGAATTATCAACAATATCAAAATTGCCGAATAAATCAGTTGTTGGGAATGTGTCATCTGCTTGTACTTCATAAACAACACTAGGATCACAAACTACAAATGCGTAAATGTCACTTGCTGCGATCGGTTGTTGATAGGTATTGGCCCAAGTCGGAGTGCCGGTGGTTGGATTTGTATATCTACAGCCGTTAAATACTCCAAGAACAGGATCTGATTCTCCAGCAGCTTTTCTACCAATTGTACCATCAGTGAGAGGCTCTACGAGATCTCCTTGATATAAACTGGTATTATAGCTACTAGCTACACTAAATCTGTCTTGGCCGCCTGTAAAATCACCGCCGCCGATCATTCTAATTGGACGCAAACCAAAAGGGGCATCTTTATTTGCCATGAGTTAAACTCCTTTTAATTTAGAGTTGACTAATTATTTATCAACTCTGGGTTGACCAAATGATACTTGTGTTCTTCTTTCCGGCTTTTCTTTAGGCATTAAAGGATTTGAATCCTTCATCCAGTCATTATCAACAGCTTCCATTTGCTGGTTAGATCTATCGCTATAATATTGTTGTCTCTGTTGCCTTAATTCTTCTGGGAACCGAGCTAATAGCAATCCTCCAACTCCGATAATGCCCGCGTATCTGCCTTCAGCTACCGGTAAATCAGAATCTGGATACTCATCCGCTCTTACAAGTTCATAACCTTCTTGCATTCGGCGATGGACATTAGATTTATCTTCCTGTCCTAACATTTCCGCGCGAATCCAACGATGAACAAATCCGTCTGGAGCATCCGGGGCGTGCAATTTATTAGGTGGCCGCCATTGCACTGGGCGAGTTGAAGCTTCTCTTGTTTCTTTATTCCGTGAAGATCTATCAGCTGCTTCATTAGCTGTAGTCTCATCCGTAAATTCTTGTTCTTTTTTCGGCATTTTTATCTCCTATTCCGTTCTAGTTTTACTAATTCTTTTGCGTATTCTTCTTTAGGTACACCAAGTTTATTAGCAATTTCTAACTCGGACCTTGTTAATTTAACAGATTTTTGTTTTTTTGCAACTGATCTCCCACTTGTTACTGATGCAACAGGTGATTTAGGGGTTGTACTTACAGTTTCAGTTTCTTCAACTTTACCATTTCCAACACCTCCAGCGCCTAACCAAGGTACTAGTCTGTTATCTAACTCAGCGTAGTATTCGTCAGAAGATCCATCAAAACCTTCGTTAATTAAATCCGAATGAATACCAATTGCTACACTGGTTAATTTTTTATCTTCACCAAACCATTCATTTTTATCTGACCATGTAACCGCTTTTGGATCTGGATCTGGTTGGGTTACAGGCTGAGATTGAGGTGCCTCTCTAGGAATTTCAGCAAGAGTTTTTTGCGTTTTTCTCCTTTGTTCTAAACGATTTTTATAAAGTCTAGCCCTTTCTTTTTCAATCTCAACCTGAGATATAGCACGCGATGCCGCAGCAATTCTTTTAGAATCTCCGGAATCTAAAGCTTCTTGAAGAGCAGCTTCAGCTTGATCAGACTGAGATTTAACTCTAGCTTCAAACTCTGCTCCATAACCTGCATCTGTTTGATGTAGTTTAGATTCTAAAGTTTCAGCTTTTCTTTTCATTGCTTCGGCATACTCAAGAGCAGAATTTTCTCTTTCCTCTGCTTCGCGCCTTCTACGTGTTAATTCATTAATTCTAGTTTGAGCTTTACTTTTTTTCTTTTCTAGCTCTTTTTCAGTTATTTCTTCTTCTGATGCCTCAATAACTTCAGGAACATTAGGGTTTTCCTCTTGCTCTGGTTTTTCTAAAGATACAGTTTCTTCTTCTGGTAATTCGTTTTCTTCCATTTTTTTCTCCTAATAAGTTTTAACATCACTGGGTTCTAGAACTGTTGCTAAAATTTCATCGTCATTTAAAATTCTTACTTCAAAATCTTCTAGCTTAACTCTTGTCCCGGCATATCGAGCAATAAGAACCCAATCACCTTCTTTACAATAATCTCCATTTGGAAATTTATTTTTATCTTTGTAACAATCTGGACCGGTACTTAGAACATAACACACGGTAGTCGCAAGAGCTTCTTGCTCTCTTACTTTATCAGGAATAAAGATACCTCCATCACTTTTTGCTTTTCCTTGATATGGAACAACAATAAGTCTCCAACCAGTTGGTTTAGGTAATCTTTGTTTAAGATCTACATTAAGTTTTTTAGGATCTAAAAACCTATCTTCTTCTTTTACAAAAGCAGATTCATAACCAATATCATCTGTTATAGGTTTTACTTTTTCATCTGTATATTTATCGGGTACAAATAATTTTTTCTTTTTAGCCATCTTCTCCGTCCAATCTATTCATTAACGATTGGATTTCAGACTCGACAAAACCTAGTGATTGCAGTTGACCGACAATGTTTTGATAAATGTTCCAATCTTCTACAGATCCAGTTGTTATTTGATCTGATAATTCTGAAGCTCTTTCCCTTATGATCTTCAAAATAAATTGTACTAATTCAACACTGTGCATCTACTACATAAGTGGGTATTTGTATGCAAATGTCAACCAAAAAAGATTTATGTAAACCTATTTAGATTTAGTAGCTTGAACAAAACCAGCTCTAGCATACTTATCAATTTCTTTTTTCTTTTCTTTTTTCTTGGTTGTCTTAGTTTTTTTAATTTTCTTTTCTTCTGTCATAGTGACCTCCTTTATTTCTTTTTCTTTTTCTTTTTCTTTTTCTTCCAACCAGACTTCATGTCTGCGTATGCTTTTTTAGAGATAGTGCTGTTCTTTTTAGAACGACTTGTCCCAGCTTTTTTTCTTCTATTAATATTTCTTACTAAACTCATTTATTTCTCCTTAGTTAACATTTCCATCTTCTGCGAGCTTGCCTAATACGAGAGTTAGGATTTTTTCTTGTTTTAGCACTACTTCTTTTTAATTGACCTAATGATCTTGCGCAATAAGATTTTCTTCTTTTAGCTGCCTTACTTCCTTTTTTAACTTTTCCAGTTACTGCTGTTTTTAATTTAGAACCCGGGTTTTTCTTACGATAAGCTTTAACACCTTTTTGTGTCATCCCCGCACCTTTTTTTGTAGGACGGTAATTACCACCTTTACCAGTTGTTCTTCGTATATTTTTAGCCATTTACTTTGACATTTTTTTGAATGTTCTGGCTAATTGTGCTTGACGAACAGTTTTTTTGTCAAAATTTTCAGGATTTTTTAAAACTCTACTTGCGTAAGTTTGAACACCATAACCGGCTTTCTTTGCTTTTTTGGTAAAAGCTCCTTCTTTTAAATTAGCTTTTTGAATCCATTTTTTATCTTTTGCCATTTTAATCTCCTATTGTGCTAACGGATTATCGTTATTGCCCATCTTATCCATTCTACCTTCAAGTCTATCTAATCTTTTTTCAATACCATCTACTTGCGTTTCTAATGGCGCAATATTTACACTCTTAAATTTTCTTTTTTCAATATTATCAAGACGCAAATTAAACTGGCCCCAGGTGTAGAAACCTCCGCCTATTGCCGTGATCACCCCTACTATGGTGATGTACTGTTGAAGTTTAGGTAATAAATTTTTCATATTGTCCTCCTATTTTTTTCCTATATACAAACCAAACCATGCCGCTCCAGCACCTACAATTACAGATACAAAAGCTGATTGTGAATTAGTTGGATCGGGTAATGTCATAAACCAATCACAAGTTTTATAAAACATAATTCCATACAATGTTATTAATATTCGTGGAAAAACTCTCCACTTGTCAAAGCCTTCAGCGTTGTTATACCAAGACTTCTTTTCTACTTGTACTACTTTAACTTCTTCAGACATTTAAGACCTTACAGTTACCTGATGTTCTATACCTCTGTATCTACCTAGTTGAGAACTTACTTCATGAACTGTTACTGAAGGATAATCAAAACCTCTATATTTTTTATCCAAACCTTTTTCTTTGTGAAGTAAAGGATATTGAAAAGTTTTTAAATTTGTTTTGTATGTTCTTTCTGTCATCTAAAAAACTCCATATTTTGTGTTTGTATTAAGTTAGCTTGTTGGTCTAAGTTAGTTCCAACTAAATTATAATACCCGGCAATATTATCATCTAAAATAACATTTGCATATATTATTTTTGGTTCGTACCAGTTAGCTGCATCTGGTATATTCATTTGTTGGTAATCATTAAATCCCGAAGAATAACCCATAAAAGCTAAAAGGTTAGCTTGTCCTTGCGCATTATATTCACCTGATTCATTTTGACTTCTTTGGTTCTCTTCTTGTTGAGCTTGTATATTTTGAGAAACAATTTGTTCTGCTACTTGGTCTGCTTCCGATGCAGTCATCACAGAAGATGTAACACTTTCTATTTGATTCTCCATAGTGGTTACTTGAACTTCAGCCATTGCAACAGAAGGAGTATTGTCTACTCCAGGCATAGGCATAATTGTAATCGATTGTAAAACTGTATTAGTTTGAACCTGATTATCTGCTACTTGATTTGAAACTGTCGGTGAATTAACATTTGCCATTGATGTATTAGAAACATTTACGGAATTTGTATTATTACCACTGTTATTGTTAGATGAAGTGTAACTTCCCCTTACAACACTAGAAACAAGATTAGAAACCAGATTTCTAGTTGTTACTATATTTCTTCTCGTAGCTCCTTTTTCTTCTTGTTCTTCTTCAACTTCTTCTGGAGTTATTTCATCAATGGCTTCGTCTAATGACTCTTCCTCTTCCTCTATTACTTCTTCTTCGTTAAATAATTCTTCTACAACTTCAACAAATTCTTCTTCAGAAATTTCTTCTTCCATAAACACAAGAAAATCTTCTTCCATTCTTTCTTGTACTTCTTCAAAATGTTCAATAAATTCTTCTTCTATTTCGACTATTTCTAAAAAGTCGATTTCTTCCAAATCAGGCAATGGATCAAGGAACTCAATATCGTACTCGCTATCAAGATGTATAAATAATGTATCATCTTCTAAGTTTACATCTATGAACGAATCAAAGTCAATATCATCAGTGATAAAAATATCACCGTCATTATAATCAAAAGAACCCCTATCCCCAACAACTCCAAGAACAATCGTAGAGGTGTCTGTAAATTCATCCTCTCCCATATTGTATCCATAAAACATTTCATCTTCGTCATAACCAAATATTATATCCTCATCTACTCCGTATAGAAAGTCATCACTTTCAAAACTATTTGTTAAATCATACACATCACATAATTCACTAAAATCTGCATCTATTAAACACTCCGAAGAAAGGTTACTAAAAGACTCATCAATAGCTGTACTTACACTAAAATCATCTGTCTCAATAAAGGTCGTATTATTGGTGTCTTCGTACCGCATATACGTCACGGCTTCGTTGTTACCTTGGATTCCGATGGTCAAATCGTGATTCTGGATACGCAGCTCATCATAGCGAAAAGAAATTTCATTAGTCGTTTCGTAGAGTATAGCTTGGAAGGTACTCTTTAACCCATTACTATACTCAGAAACATTGTCCCACATAATAACAAAGTATTGATCTGTATCTGCTGTTTGTCCAAATGTTTGTATGTATGGAGATTGGTTGCCACTAGACCTTCTAATATAATCAGACCATGCAGGAAAGACAGAGTAGTTAAATGAAGTAGCTGGGAGCGTTTCTGATCTGTAATTTCTTACCCTTGGCACTGAAAAATTTGACTGGAAGGTAAAGAACCCGTTCATAGATATATTTACTTGATTAAAAGTCTGATCATAGAAGGTAAAATCAAAACCGATATTTTTAAGGCCTGACATCGAATCGTCGCCAAGGCTTAATCCCGTCCCAGTTCCAGTTATATCAATAATAGGATCAGTACCAATTGTGAATACAGGATCAGTTGCCCATGCAGATGTCGTTAAAAATAATAGTGTGATTAGCCTGAACATATCTTGTGCTTAGGATACTTCTTACAGAAGTCGCCTTTTCTATATGCTTTTATTTCATAACCAGTAAGTTCTTTTTTTACTTCGTCCCAGTCTGGTCTGTCTTCTGGATTTTGTTCCCATGCAACTTTTGCCTCTTCACCTATCTTACCTTTATACGGGCAGGGACTGCCGGCTTGCATCATCGATCTCCACACGCGAGCATCCTCACAAAGTAATGCAACGGCTGCAACCTTCATCCCCATATCATAGAGACCTTTGGAAAGTTTTAAGCGTTCGCAGTTTTCGTCCCGTACACTTCTTCCGGTAGATATACCAAAGAACTGTGTTTGGACTGCCGATGAGGCCCCCGAAGTACAAAGGTCCTGGGAATAGGACATGATAGATGGAGCCACCGCTGAAGGAGGCGGACTTTTAACTCTTTGTGTCACTTTTTGTGAACTTTGGCTTGTAGAATTATTTGTGTTCACATTTGTTGATGTATTTTGATTTACATTCTGGTTGTTCGTTGTGACATCAGAACTTGATGAACTAACATTGTTATTGTTGTTAGTATTTGTCGAAACACTTGTTGAATTATTGGTGTTCAAGTTGGTATTTTCTGAAGTTGCGTTATTAGTTATCAAAGAAGTGTTGTTAACATTTTGCGTCTGATTAATCGTGCTAGTTACAGTCGATGTATTTACATTCGTATTATTTGATGTCGAGGTGTTAGTTTGATTAATTGTCGTATTATTAGTATTCCAATTGGTATTGGTATTGGTATTTGTTGATTGACTAACATTGGTATTATTATTGTTATTTGTATTGGTATTATTACTAGTAACAGTAGAAGTCGTCGTAGTCGTATTTGTTATGTTGCTGTCTTCAGCTATAACAATAGAGCTAACAACTATTAGTGATAGTGTAATTACAGATAAGTCGCGCCAAAATGCTCTTGGTAACATAATAAATCATCTCCGACCTCTCTATCGTTGTTTTTCTCTTTGAACGTCTATTCTTTCTTGAGCAATTTCTGTTCTTTCGTCAATGTTTTTTTCTTGCAATCGCAATCTTTCTTTATCAACCTGAATATCAGCATCATCAGATCTTATGTCATGTAGTAAACGTTGTTGAAATTCTTGCCCTTTTCGTTCTTGATCCATTTCTTTTAAGTCTAGCTCTTTTTGTCTTAATTGAACAAGTGGATCTATTTGTAAATCTTGTTCGACAGTTTGAGTAAATAATTCTGTCATTTCAGCAATATCAAGTGCTGCTTCTTCTTCTAATTTTTCTTGTAAAGCTTGCTGTTGCTCAGGAGGTATTTGACCGCCAGACTGTTGCATTAATTGTTGATATTCAGCACTATTTTGCAATTCTGCTAAGGCTATAGCTTTCGCTTTAAATGAGAAGTGCTGATAGATATGAGCTTGTAAAGCAGACGCTACTTGTGGATTCGTTGCAATAGTAGGTGTAGCTAATGCAGCAGTATGTGCCTTTATGTGAGCATCATGGTCTTGTGGAGCAAAAGCCTGCAATTGACCGCCTTGCAATGCCGCAGCATTTTCGAGTGCTGGATCGGTCGGTTGAGGTTGTTGAGGAGGAGGCAGGATCTGCTCCACATTCTTTACGCCTATGGCTTCGTACATTCTACGGTACGCTTCCCATAGCCCAGTAGGTCCATGAATTTGAGGATTGGATTGAACTATTTGTAGTTCAGTTTGTGCTACAGCTATACGCTGTGCCAATGAATGAATATTAGGATCGCTAACTGGAAGAATATCAACTCTGTCATCAAAGTCAGTTTGTTTTACTTCCGATTGACCATTATTTACCATGTAAGGATAAGATGGTGGTAAATAATCTCTAAACAAAACACCTAGTAGTTTAAATTCTACTTTTTGTGCATAATGTAATCTTTTATGGATAGCAGACATAACACGGGTTCCGTGTTCAAGATTTGCTAATGTTGTTCCGACTGGAGCATTCTTATCCATTTGTTGATAAGGATGATCTGCAATAGCCGCAAAATTTTTACCACTATCTTCTAAAAGTTTTAATAAATTAAACAAAGTTCCTGAAGGCTCTTTGAAAGGGAGAGGGATCAATGAATTTTGCAATGAACCTCCAGGAGCATCTACATCTCTAAATTCTCCCGGCTGTAAAGGAACATCGTCATCGCGAATACGAATACCTCTAGCCTTAAAACCAGCTGGTAAATTTGCTAATGTTCCAGCGTCAATTAATTGTCGGAGAATAGAAGTTGCTGAACGGGAAACACCACCAATAATATGCGGTAATCCAAAACCATAAAAACCTAATCCGGGTAAAAATTTATAATGAACAAAATATTGTCTTGGTTTTTTTAAAGGATCGCTTTCAGCATAATTTCTTCTAATAGATAAAACTTTACCATTTACCGCATCAAGGGTAACTATGTAAGGAACTTTAATTCCTGTTATTTCTCCATTATTAGAATCTTCAAAACCTTCTAGATCTAGTAATGTATGAACTTCATATAATTCAAAAACATCATTATCAAATGATGTTCTTTCTATTCCCTCTTGTCTTGCTATTTCTTCCTCAACATCGCTAGTGCTTACATAACCACCGCTTTGTAAATCTACATCTTTATAAACACCAGATAATTGCATCTTACGAACATCATTACCGTTCATACTTAGTTGATGTGTTATCCGTGAAGCCGACACTAAATCAGTAGTGTTGTAAGGAACTATTAATTTTTCTGCATGAACAAAGCGAGCGCATGGCCTTGCCATTGTTGGATCGTAGTAAACTTTTTTAAAAGCTGAACCACTTAATGGAAGATAATAAAGGAGTTGATCCATTTCCGGATCATATTCTTCCATTTCGTAAGTGATTTGATAATTCATAAATTCTTGAACACGATCAGCTTGAGCGTCTACTTCGGGATTAGAATCTCCCATAATCATTGTTCGTACTGGACCGCCAGGCGGTAATAATTCTTTATATGCCATAGCCTGAAACTTAGTAGCGCTTTCCGCTAACATAGGATGAATAACATTCGAGGCACCCTCAAATGGTTCTGACCTTTCTGAATCTAAAGTTCCAAGTAATTTAATACCTTTTTCATAAGCCTCTTCCCAACCTTTTCGTGAAGATTTATCTTCTTCTATACCACCTAACAAATCATTAGATATATTTTGAAGTTGGTCTTCTTCCATATAATCAGCTAAATTAGCATCAAATGGAACTGTGTTCATTTCCTGAATAACTTCTTCTTGACCAAACTCTATACCACCATCCTCAGTTTCAAAAGAACCTGATTCAATAACTTCTAAAAGGTCTGTAGGTACTTGCCCATTAGCTGGAAGTTGCTCTATTTCTAAAGCGGTTTCTTCTTCTCCACCGGGGCCAAAAGGTCTCTCTGTTGAAGCCATTAATTAATCTCCGATTTTTTTACTGCTTCATATCGAACATTTTGCAGTAAAAGTATTGTCGATAAAGCCGACATATTATAATCCCCATGATCTTTACAATCTAAGGGTGATAAACACTTACATCTATCTTTTACATTATTAAAACAAATAACTCTAGATACAACTTCTTCTAAAGTTATTTTATCTTTATCTAAAAAATCTTCAATGTCCATTTTCTAGAATACTCCAGAAAATTTACCACCTTTAGTTGCAGCTCCCATACCTCTCATGGTACTTTTACCACCAGCAGATTTTGGTTGCTTAACTGTTTTTTCTTCTGTGTAGACAGATCCACCTTCAGAAAACTTTCTTCCGGATCCTTTAGTCATATCTTCAATATAACTAGCTCGGTCGTAAGTAAAATCTCTATTAGCCGCTTTTGAATCT